GTCCAAGTCTAAGCTGAAGGTGATTTCTCTCGGCGCGGCGTGCGTGTGGGGGTTGTCCTGATAGACGGCAAACACATCCCCGATCTCGGTCTCGCCGGCTTGCGCTAAGTCCAAGTAAATGTCTTCGTCCGCCCCGGTCTGTGTGGTGCGTTCTTCGGTGCGCGTGAGGTCGGGCCAATCGTAGAACTCCCAGGCATCGCGGAGGTGCGACGAAAGGTTATCCACCATGATGGTCTTGGTGGTGGTCGGCAGGTTGTCGATGCTGCTGCCGTCCAAGCCGGCGCGGCTGGCGGCGTTGGTGATGATGCTGGAGACGGTGGCGGTTTTCACGCGGCCTCCTTGATGACGATGATCTGCGCGGCCTTGCCGGCGAAGGTGTAGTCGCTGTCGCGGCTGACATTTCCAGCGGATGACCGGACGTAGACGCCGGCTGCGTGGCGGCTGTAAAGCGGGATGCCGGAGCCAGCCAAGACACGCCAAGCCGAGCCAACAGGCGCCGATCCGTCGAGCGGGAGGTCAGCATAGGTGCCTACTTCGCGGGCCAGCGGCGCGGAGGCCGAGGGTGCGCTAGGAGCAAAGCCGCCGGTGAGTGCGTTGTAGGTCATTAGCTGCGGGTTACGGTGGCCAGTGGCGTGCCGTCCACGGTTGGCGGCTGCGTGGTGTAGGTGAAGGTCACGGTGGCAACTACAGTGCCCGAGGCGCCGCCCTCTCGGTAGGTCACGGTCGCGGCGTTGTTCGTTGCGCCGTGGTAGGTAAACGCGATGTAATCGTGTTGCGGGATGTTGAGCCCGGCGACATTGCGGACGGCTACGTTGGGGGAAAATGCCATAGGTTAAGCCGCCGCTGCTTGCGGGCCTCCTAGTTGTTGGTCCTGCGCCATCTTCTGGAGTGCGGGCTGGGCGCCGGTGCGGCCGATCACGGCGTTTTGCTGCTGCTGTAATTGGAATTGGAAACCCTGGGCGCGGGCGTCGATCATGCGGCGGAAGATTTCGTCCTGCTGATAACGCTGCTGAACCGCTGGGTTGCTCTGGATGATGGTCTGAAGGGTCTGCAAGCGGACCTGCGCGTTCTGGCCTCCTTCTTTCAGTGGCGGCTCGGTGCCGGCGGCGATCTTGGCGAAGGCGCTTTGCTCGTCTTCCTGCTCGGCGGCCGTGGCGGCTCCGATGTCCTGCACCAGCATGCTCGCCATGTTCGGGTCGATGGCCTGGAACATGTATTTTATGAGGCCAACGCGGTCGATGACGCCGAATGAATCCATCGGGACGAGGATCTTGGCGAGGTAGTCGAGCTTTGCGCCGAGGGCTTCGGCGTCGAGCATGCGGGCATCGAATTCCGCAGTGATATCAAATCTTCCGCGTATGTCCTGCGGGCTGGCGTTAAATGGCAGCTGGTTGCCGGTCACCCGGGCGACTTCCTCGGGTGACATATACTGCTGCGCGAGGGCCATTGTCTGGACAACGCAGAGCTTCATGTCGAGAAGCCAGGTGTCGATCAGCTCTTGGGTGTGCAGCATGGCGAGCTGGGGCGGCACGCCTTGGGACATGCGGCCGAAGTAATTGTCCACGTCCAGGCGGGTGGCGGCCTCAACTTCAATGGAGCCCTGGCTGACCCGGGGCGGCTCCATGAAGCTGACCTCACCTTGGCGGCGCTCGGGGATCTGGACACCAGGGCCAAGGACCAAGTCAAACTTGCCGCGGTTGGCTGGCACGCGCACTGGCGGGAGGACGCTGAGGCTGGCGGCGTCCACGCGGAAGTCGCGCTGCACCTTGATCTCGTTCTGCGCGGTCATGCAGATCTCTGGGATTCCGCGGGACTCAAGGAGCGGGCGCGTCGTGCGCTCGCGGGCTAATTCAACGAAAGGATATAAGCCGTGCGCATATGGCATGATCTCATGCACGGCGACCTTGTCCGGGACATGGAAAGACATGATGCTGCGGGTCACTCGGACGGCGCCGGTCTTCTCGTCAATCTCCTTGCGGTAGACGTGCCAGACTTCAATCATGTCGCGCAGCTGTTCGTAGAGGTACTGGTCGGTGCGGTGGAGGTTCGCAGTGATACGCCGCATCTCGCCCTTGTGCTTGCTGGTGCGCTCCACCCAGTCCTCGTCCCAGCCCTCAATCATCCCGCGCTCGCGGAGTTCGACCTCGGTGAGGAGTTCCCGGCGGGCCACGAAGGCGGCGCGCTGCAGGCTGAAGCTCTGGATCGGGAAGATAATGTCCTCAAAGGCTTCCAAGGCGGTCCACACCGGCTTGTTCTCAAAAATGTAAGGGCTGTCCCACTCAACGATGCCCTTCTCGCGCAGCTCGCGCACCTTGGCCGGCTTGCCGAGTTCTGGCACGATCTCACCGAGGAGCTGGGCGGCGAGTTCTTCTTGCTCGGGGTCAAGGACGACCTCAATGAGTGCCTGGAGGTTGGCGGCCTGCTCAGGGTCTTGCTGCGCGGCGGCCTCGAGCATGCCCATGGCGTCATCGATGGTGAAGGTCTTAACCTCGGTGCGCGTGGTGGTCTGCCAGTCGATGGCCATGACGGCCAATCCGTAGGTTTCGCGGAACTCGGCGGCGAGGCGGACCTCACGCTGGAGGTCAGAGAGACAATGCTGGAAGAGGAGCCACTTGAGCACAGCCTCGGCGGCGGTGCGCTTGTCGATGTCCATGCTCTCGACTGGCTGGACCTGCACGCGGGACTTGAAGAACGCAGAGGTCAACATCGCAACGTGGTCGCGGACGATGTTGTCGCTGAGAAAAATCTTACAGTCGCTTGAACCGTCCCAAGGAAATGGCTGGGCGCCGAGGCTGCCCTTGCGCTTGCGGCCGTCCTCGTTTTGCCCCGGCCAGATGCAGTAGCGGGTGTTCCAGTTGCGCAACTTCCTCTGGATGTAGGTGCTGGCGTCGCTGTCGGCCTGCTCCACTTCGCCGAGGATTTCTACGATCTTGTCGCGGTCGATGGGTTTCAAGAGACGAGGATGGTGGTGTTGCGGGGGGTATACTTGACAACCGACTCGGGGTTCTTCTTCTTGAACCAATCGCGGAAACCTTTGTCCTGCCAGCAGCCGGGATTTGTGCCGTGCCACGCCCAGTAGCTGTCGGCGTCGATGCTCATCTCGCGGACGCCGATGCCTTCGATGGCGCAATTCTCAAGGCGGGCGTTGGCCTGGGCAATGCGTTGCTGGCGCGTGGCCGCTAGAACAGCGTCCGCATGCCAGCCTCGCAGCAATTCCTCTTTGACGAGGTGCTGCATCTCATCGCCTAGGTCGGCGACAAGATCGCTCCAAAGTGTTTCAGCCATCCTAACTGCTGCCGTCCGCCTTGCAGCGGACGACAGAGTGTTAAGACGTAGTCTTAGATCGCGGACAGCTTCGTCACGGCGAGATAGATGTGGATTTCTCCAGCATCAATGTTGCTCAGTGACTTGGCGGTCATGCTCTCAACCAAGAGGTCAACCGTGTCGGCCGCCGTGTAGGCGAAGGGAACGGTGTTGACGTTGGCGGCGAACAGCACTTCGGTGCCGTTCTCGTTGACCTGCGTAGCCGCGATGTATTCATCGGTGTCGGTGCCGTCGCCGACTTGGACCTTGGTGTCGTTGAAGGCGGCGTCGCTCACGTCCTTGAACGCGGTAACGAGCTTGTAGGCAGCCTTCTCGACGACATCGCCGGCCACAACGCTCAAGAGCGCGATGGTCTGGTCGGCGTCAGCCGTGGTCAGGGTGAGGTCTTCGTGCGTGACGACAGACTTGTGCGTGAAGCCGGTGGCGGCTTTGGTTTCGGCGGGGAGTTCGTATGTTTTCATTGAATTATATTCTCTGGTTTACGACTAGGAAGTCGCGGCGAACTTGGCCAAGCCCTTGGGGTTCATGCAGACGAGCGCGGCGATTGCATCGACGAGCGCACGCTTGCCTCCACCCATGTCTTCCAACTCTTGGAAGCGCGGGCGACGGCCATAACGTAGTTCGATCATGTCAGATGACATGACATAACCGCGGGCCAACTGAACGGCCGAGGCTTGGTCCTTGGCCAAAAACAGCGAAGGAACGATGTCGAGCACGCCGAAGTCGCCGTGGAAGGAATCGATGGAAGCCACGATCTTCTTGGACTCAGCGGACTGGGTGAAGGTACGGATCGAGAGACCGGCCTTGTCGTCAGTTCCACCCGCGAAGCGGGTGAAGTTGGTGAAGGCGCGCTTCAGCTCAGGACCGCAGACGAGCATCATGCTGCTCATCGTGCCGGTGACGGTGTACATCGACTGCAACACGGCCTGCACTTCGCTTTCGGTGAGGGAAGCGGTGGCGGTCGTGTTGATGCTGCCTGACGGCGTGCGGAAGGCCGCAGCAACCGGGAGGTCAGTTTGCGCCGAGGCGTTGATCCAGCTGCCGAGACCGCGGGTGCGGTAGGGGTTGGTGCTGGCCTGCTCTTGACTGTCGCGGTCGGAACAGACGGCGGACTCAATGTCGCGCTTCAGTTCAACAAGGCTCTTGGAAACAGAATGAGCGAATGCCTTGTTTTTGCCGATGCCGGCGATGTCTGAGATTTGGGTGTAGTCGTCAACCTTGATCGAGCGGCGGAACTTCATCGCGCGGCCCGAGAGGAGTGCGCGGCTGGAGCTGGCGTCGTCGAAGGTCGAAACGTCGGCGTTGGTCAGGACGCCGTCAAAGGACGGGTCTTTGTACTCATCGGCCTGCCAGGAGAAAACTCCGGGGTTGGTGATGTCGGCGCCTTTGCGGGCGGTCGAGGTGACGGGGGTGTTTTTGTTATCAACGATGCTGATAACGTCCGCGAGGTCTTCGCGAAGGCCCGAAAAATTCGGGAATACTGTGCCTTGTGACATGATTGGTTGGTCTTTCTTGTTAGGGTTTTCCTTACAAGAGCGCCGCGGAAACAAATGACTCGATGTCGTCCATTGAGTCTCCCGTCAGTGCTCTCATTGCGCTTTTTGCGCCTTTGCTACTGGTGGAAGATTTCGTTGCGCTGACCGGGTTGGCGGGAGTTGGCGTTTTTGCGATTTCTTTGGACGAAGAGACTTTCTTGGCGGCTTTCGCTTTCGCGTCGGCGGCGCCTTGCTTGGCCATGAGCGTTTGCTCTCCGAGGAGAGCCAGCGCGACCCAGTATTCAGCCTGCGGGAGCTTCAGCAGCTCCGGCGCCTGCTTGACCGTGGCGGTGAACGCCTGGTGCATTGGGGTGCCTTTTTTAAAGATGTCGGGGAACAGGTTCTTGGCGGCCTCGAGGGCCGGCTGCCGTTGGGCGAGCCAGTTTTGGCGGGCCGGTGCGTGCAGTGTGAGAACGTCGTCAGCTTTGATCAGGTAGTTTTTGACCTCGTCGCTATCAACGTAGACCTCAGTGCCGTCCGGCCTTTTGACCGTGGCGCCGTCCGTATTTCTCAACGCCCAGCGGCGGACCTCTTGGGCGCTCTTGATTTTGGCATCAAGCGCCTCTTGGGTGTCCACGTCGGCCAGCGGGTTGTCGGCCGTGGGGCTAAGGACCGGGCGGGCGGCTTCGTTGAGCTGCGCTTCGTACTCGGCGTTTTTAGCTTTGGCCTCTGCTGCTTCTGCGGCGAGAGCCGTGGCTTTCTCCTCGGCGGACTTGCGGGCGGCGGTGAGTTTGTCGATGCGTCGCTGGATCTTCTCCCGCGGCACATCTTCCTCGTCCTCTTCTTGTTCTTCGGCGTCTTCGGACTTGTCGTCCTCGGACTCCGCAACATCTTCAGCCGGATCTTCTGCAGATTCCGGCTTGTCTTCTTCGTCTTGTGAAAGATCGCTATCGCTTTCTGATGCCTCGCTTTTGTCTGCCTTTGCCGGCTCGGGTGAAAAACCCAAGTCGCCTAGCGCAGTGGACAAAACATCAACTTCTCCTGCCGATTGATCGGCAACCGTAACTTCCTCCATGGTCTAAACCTCCCAAGATGGTACCAGGGTGAACGTCACCAAGACCGACCGACTAAAACAAACCACAGCCCCGACACAGCGGGGCACTCCTTAATCGATAGCTAAGAGTATGCCAGCCAGCTGTACATTTGTCCAGCACTAATTTCGCTGGATAGAAAAGGCACTACTTCTACGGAACTATTGCGCGAATGCCGTAGAAGCTACAGCGTTTGAGTCACAACGAGTGCGGCGTTTTTGTGACCAAAAAGCTGGTCCCAAATAGGGACAAAATGTCCGCTTTGGTGTCCACTTCGTGAGACCTTGCAGCGGTTAGTGTCGCCGCACCGCTACATTAGAGCTTCGCCGCCTCAGCCCTGCGCTGCTCAAGGTCGTCCCAGAGTTCTTGCAGGGCATTTAATTGGCCGGCGGCGTGGGCAACGAA